ATTATTGGGTACTACGTTTGATGGTCTATCTGGAATAATTAATTCTGCACCCGCTTCACCTACCATATATGGCTCACCCTGATTAACCCTACCACCAAGTCTACGACCCGCATATTTTTGTTGAGAAATACTAGCAATTTGGATAGCACCTAATGCACCAATAGCAATAGCCAAAGGAATATTAGGTAAAACTTTAGCAACTGCTCCTGCCGTGTCCATTATAGCTTCACCTAATCTAAATGCTTTATTTAGCTGAAATGCTTTCCTATTACTTTTTGCTAGTTGGTCTAATGCTTCCCTGCCAACTTTCTTTGCCAAGTCTGTTTTGTCTTTTCCAGACATTTTCTCTAGTTCTATTTCACTTGCCCTGCC